GGCTTCTGGTCGCCGTGGGGCACGGCGGCGCTCCCGGTCACAAACGTACCAGGCGGCGCGATCACGCTGACGGCAAGTGCCAAAAACGCAGTAACTCTTGCATGGGTGGATTCCGACAACTACGATTTTTACATTGTATATCGGGACGGGACACCGATTGCAAAGGCGGAAGACCCCGGATATGTGGATAACATGGCGATTGGCGCCTGCACATATCAGGTGCGCGGCTGCTATTCCGACAACGATTATTACGGCGTTTCTGCCGAAGTCTCTGTCTCGGTCACGCCGAAATACAACGTCTTGTATGATATGGACGCCGGAGAATGGCTGACCATGAAGTACAGCGGCCTGACCAATCAGCCGGTTACTAGAAGTATTAGCCGCTCGATTGCAGAGGTAAGACTTTCCGGGTACACATATCCCGTTGCGGAGCGCAGTAAAGCGAAAACTGCGACCTATGACGGGAATGTCGTATTCTTAAACAGAGACAGCGCCGAGAAGTTCGAGGGCATGATCGGACATCTGGTTTGTTTGAAACTGCATCCGTCGGGAGGCTGCATCGGGTATCTGAATGAGGTTTCGGGAGAGGTCAACCAATACAAGAGCGTGTATTCGTTCATGGTGACACAAATCGAGTACGAGGAGGAGATTGACATTGATTCGTGACATTTTCTTCTCTGTAAATGTTTTGCGGAATGGGGCGCATTATGCGTCCCTCCGCTGGAAACACGACTCTGCCCCAAATGTATATACGGATAAAAACGCAAAAATCAAATCGAGTTTTGCAGGGACATTTCTTTACGATCCAAATATCAACTATCTATCTGATGAGCTGCAACCCACAATTTCCATCAATGGCGTGGAAAACTCATTGGGAATTTTCCGTATCACGACATACAAGGAAACCACCGAAGAAGACGGGCGCTGGGTGGCGATTGAAGCATACGATCGGAGCT